CCCCGCCTGATATGAAACCACCTGGCGTCTGTTGAATGACAGGTGTTCCGTCATCTTCGACAGGTGCTACAAAAGACCTCGCTGAGGTCTTCTGTACATCTTTTCCTCGTAATTCTTCTTTCTTACGAGTTATTTCAAACCCAAAAATTTCCATAATAATATTTATAACACCTTAAAGGGTGTTATTTTCACTAATTTTTTAAAGGACTCTTTCCCAATGCGAGTACTGGAATTCAACATCAAATGTCTCCAATGCATCAACTGTTTCGTAAGATAAGTCAATTGCACCAATGTTGGTTGGAAACATGTTAAAAAACTCGTATCTCGCCAGAACAGAATCATCTTTATTTAATTGTTCGACAAACGCTCTGTCTACTAGATAGTCTAGTGATGTCATACCTTCGCCACTGTCAAGTTCTTGTATATCAGTTTGCCATGATTCAAGAGCAGTTCTTGCTGAAAATTCAACATCGTTAATTATAGTCACATTCCAAGGTTCAAATGTTCTGTCTCCTGCGAGTTTCAGAACATGACCTCTGAATTGTTGTTCTACAACACCTATCTGAGCAGCAGGTATTTGTGCTGACTGACATAAGAATTCAATCTTATTACCAGACCTTGGTATGAAAACTCTAAAACGGTTAGCTCTTGGGCCGCCGCCTATAAGTTGTGCTTTAAATTGGTCTATAGTTGCCATTTATTACTCCTTAAACTGCTCCGTAGATTTCTTCAAACTCGACACCGCTTCTAGCAGCAACGAAGTTTAGTGTTATAAAGTTAATTGATTTAGCAGGTTTCACAAAGATAGAACATACAAATTCATTTCTATCTATAACTGTATCAGTGTTGTTTGTTTCGTCACAAACTACTGAGAAATCTACTACACCTCTTCTGTTTTTAACATCTCTTAGGAAAGGTTCAACACTTGCACGGAACTGAGCTCTTGTGAATGCATCATTGAATTCAAAGAGTTGTGCCTTAGCAGCAGTTGCGATTGCCTTTTCTAAAGTGATGAATAGTCTTCTTACATTGATTCTATCAAATGCTGAAGGACTACTTAATGCAGTCTTGTCACCAAATAGTACAGTACCCTGTCCTGGGAATGTCACTATTGGGTTAATTCTTGCACGGTATAAGTCATCTCTACTTGCTTGTTTTGGATTGAAAGCAAGTTTAGTAATACCTAGGTATTGTCCTCTAGAGAAACCTGCAGGTGAGAACCAAGGGTCTCTTAATAGGTCACTTCTTGCCATAATACCGGCAGTGTGTCCGTTACCTGGAATCCAGCAGTACTTGTCGTTGTATCTATCGTACTGATAAATCCAACCTGAATCTAATACTGCGTAAGAAGATGATGTGACTGATGCGTAATCATCAATAACATTTGTCTTCTGAGTTGATTCTGAGGTTTGTCCTACAACTGATTCTCTCATTGGAGATGCAACAACCATGCAATCTTTTCTATGTTCTGCAATTGCGATAGCACCATTTACAATAGTGTTATGAGCAGTTCTTAGATTTGCATTGTTTGTTTCATCTGAACCTGAACCATCGTCTACTCTAGTTGAACCTACGATGATGAATGAGATATCTGATGTTTCTCCATCTTTGAAGAACTCTTCCCATGTTGATACTTTGTCTGATGCGACTGGTGAACGACCTGAAGCACCACCTGAAAGTGATGAATTAACTGGTAATGCAGGTCTAGCAAAAGCAGTTCCTGATGCTGTTGCTAAAGTTCTGTTTTCTGATACACTTGCCAACATAGTTGTTTCGTGACCTGACCAGTAAATATAACTTGAATTTCTTTCGATTACATTTTTGTAATAATTGTTGTTTCCTGATGAATCTTTAGCATCAGATGCGAGTGATACGAAACCATATGTTTCGAGAACTTTACCTTCTGTACCTGTGAACTCGCCGTCTTCGTCTATTACTACTACATGAATCTCATCATTTGATGCCCCAGCGGCAACAGCGCCTGCTGATGAACCTGGTGCTTTATCAAATAATGCATAATGTTCCCAATATCTATCGACTTGAACATTGTCTGCAACAGCAACTTGAAGACCTGCTGATACTTCGTCTACAACTGCGAAAGTTAGTGTGTTTGTTCCTGAATTTATAGCAGAGATTTTATAGAATGAATCATGTCCTGAGAACTTAATTAAGTCCCCAACTCCAAAAGCACTTGCATCGTCAACGACTACAGCAGTATCGCCGGCGGAATAACCTGCACCGTTATTAACTGCGGATGCATTGTCATTAAAATATGCGTTTGAAGATGCACAAACTGAAACTTTAAGTGAATTACCTAAAGCGCCTGGGAATCTTGAAATCCAAGACCCTACAGTTCCTGCCTCTGAACCATCTTTAAAATCATTTACATATGAATCGGAATTTTTAAGTATTGTTGATGTATTCCCACTTGCGTTTGCACTATAGCAACCTGTAGTGTGAAGTCTAACTATGTCTAATGAAGACCCATATCTTAAAAAAGATTCTGCTGAATAAAAGTCTTCAGCCCCAGCGTCTGAGTCTGCTGGTCTGTAGAACTCATCAACTAATTGTTGTCCGTCTGAAACTGTTTTTACTTCATCAACAGGGCCCCATTGAAACATACCAGCAAAAGCACCCCTTGTTGAGGATACTGCTGGAACAACATTCGATAGGTCAATCTCGCTGACCTGAACGCCTGGTGAAACTTGAAATGCCATACTTTTCTCCTGTTAATGTAAAAGTTGTTTACTAACTTATTTATAAGTTTATTTATTCTAACAACTCATTTATCTACAAACCATCTGTCCCCACCTGAAACAAATGATTCAATTTCTTCTTGTTCTCCGAATACACCTGGTGGCAACATATCGTCTTCAATTAACTTCTGTTGTTCTGCATACAATAAGTTTTTTACCTGTGTATCGGTCAAGTTTACAAAGTAATCTGTTGTCACAAACCATGAAAATAATATACAATTCATTACCATGTCGTCATGATAACCTCTATCTGCTTCAAAAGATGAACCTTTATTTACAAAAGTCATCAATTCAGTTATCGTTGCACGGTCTATTATTGCTAATCTATTCTCTTCTAATAACTCTTTTAGTGTTGAACAACCTATTCTTTTGATTTTTCTACTCATGGTAATACCGATATCCGTAGATTTCGTCATACCTTGTACAAAGACATTTGGATATTCTATGTCATAATGCAACTGAGTAGCGACCATAGAACCTTCTGCATTGTTTTCAATTATAACTAATGCATCGTTATAAGGTCTTACATACTTATTTATAATATCCGGAAACAGCATGGGGCTAACCATATTATCTCTAAATGTTGCGACTTGTTTAAAAGGTTTAGTAGTCACATCAAAGATACTAAAGGTCGAATAGTCCATACCTCTTCCTTGCGATACATCGACTGTACAGACATAATTGTGGTCTTTTACAGGTCTCTGATAGATATTAAGATTATCTTTATGCCAATCAGGTTCCCATGCTTTCAAACCTAATAAGGTGTCTGCATTAATCAATGTATTACCTGTCCCTAAGAAACTATTACCATACTCTTGTTCG